ACCAGCAAAGGCTCCGATAGATGTTGATACCGCAGGAATGATTCTTGTTAAATCTCTTTCCTGTACGAGAACACCTGGTGATACTTGAAATGCCATAGGTTTTCTCCTCTAATTAGCTAATTATTATAGTTTCAAAAGTCATAAGTTTTCTTATGCCCATAGTCAAAATAGTTTTTTTCATAACTACAGATATTTATAATAACTTGGAATTACAGTCCTTTTCGTGTCACAGGATGCCATACTGTACCATACTCATCTACTGTATTTTCTTCGTGTTCATTTATGCCATCGTCCATAAAACCAAACGGTGCCATATCTTGTTCAATTAAATTTTGTTGTTCTACGTACATTTGATTACGTATATTTGAGTCTGTCAATTCTTTAAAATACGTCTGATTAGAAATCCAACCAAATATTACTAAACACATCATTAAGTCGTCATTGGCACCTTCTTCAGCTTGCCAAGATTGACCTTTTTTACTAAATGTTGACATTTCTTCTATAATTGAAAAGTCATTTATAACAAGTTTATCGTTTTCAACTAACGTCTTTATATTAGTACAACCTATCTTTTTAATCTGTTTTGTCATACGAATACCTAATTGACTGCCACGACCACTGTACATAGCACCTAGTATTTGACCAGCACGACCTTTTTGTGTTGTCATTAATAGATTGTCGTATTCTATTTCATATTGTAAAGCATCTGATACTTGTTGACCTAAATCATTGACTTCGACTAATACGTGAGCACCATTATAACCTTTACACGCCTGTTCTATAACGTTAGGAAAAACAAATGGTTTAACTTCATTGTTTTTGTAAGTACACACAACACGATACGGTACTTGTGTAACATCAAAGATAACAAAGGCAGAATAGTCTTTATTGGTACCACGTGCCACGTCAACAGTACATACGTATAATTTACCTTTTTCAGGTCGTTCAAACATTTTTAAACCGTTACGACTTTCTAATGGATCAACATAAGGTGTTGATTTAATTTTATATGGTGAAACTAAAGTATCAACAGAACCTAAAAAGTCACATTCAAACTCTTGTTGGAATTGTTCTTTTGATGTGTTACGTATAGTTTCTTCTTTCCATTTTTCATCTCTACCAGGTACTTCACTCCAATGTACTTCAATTGGCACATAATCATTTTGTCCGTTTTCGGCATCAGTCCATAATTTGTAGTAATGATTCATACCATAAGGTGTTGATACAATAATCATTTTTGTATTTTGACCAGATGAGATTGTAGGATAAACTGAACTAAAAAACATTTCAGCAATATTAACAGGCACGAAAGCAAACTCGTCTAAGAATATAATATTAAATGAACCACCTCGAATAGCACTTGATGATGTAGCGGCAGCCACAATTTGAGATTTGTTTTCTAATTCAATAGAACCTTTGTTCCAGTTTATAACACCTTGTTGTAACCACTTAGGTAAGTTTTCATAGGCAAGTTGAAGTCTTCCTAATATATCTCTTGCCGTAGAACTTTTGTTGGCAAGTATAGCAATATTTGAATTAGGATTAAATAAGGCATAATGTAAAAGATAAGAAATTGTCGTTGTTGATTTACCTGATTGTCTAGGTAATTTACAGATTGTAAATCTATTATCGTGTATCGTTTGTACAATCTTTTTTTGAAAGTCATACATTTCAAACGGCACTAAACCTTTATCTAACGATACAATTTGAATATACTTTTCCATAAAGTATAATGGATTATCAGCACACTTTTGATATTCTTCTATCTGTTCTTTTGTATATTCTACAGGAGTATTAATCTTTTTAAGATTCGGATTTCCTAAATAAGCATCACTCATTGATTATTACTCCTTCGATATGTGTATAACCCATTTTTACAGCAGCTGTAATACGTTGACTGCCTTTAAAAACAGTATAATTTTTTTCTATATATGGATTGCCTGTGGCACCCATACGTGGTGTACCAGATACAAAACATTTTTCTACTTGTATTGGATCAATCATTTCTTTACCTTCTAATATATCTAGTAAAGCAAGACCGTGTTTAACGTATGTTAAATCACTTATCTTCAATATCGTCTTGTTTGGGTGATACGTTTTTGCTCTCAATAGTTTCATCTTTTTTTAACATCTTTTGTAATTCAGCAGTAGAACCAACAAATAAAGCGTTCTTTATATTATTATTTGCTGTTTTAGGCAATTCTTTTAAATCTTTTAATTTTTTTTGTAAGTCTTGTAATTTATCTACTGTTTGTCCTACTTGACCAATCAATTGCCCAGCGACTTCGTAAGCACGTGGATGTTGCCCTTCTCTAGCAATATCTAATATACCTTCTATAGCTTCTTGTCCTCTTTCAATTAAATTATAATAATTTTCTCTACTATATTTGTAGTCATTATCTATATCTGGAGATTCTTTATCTTCTTTTCTAGGAACAGGAGCTTTAAACTCTTTTTGTTCGGTATGTGTAGATTCTTTTTTGTCGATACCTAGTATCTCATTAACTTTGTCTTCTAGTTTGCTCATAATTATTCATCACTATCCGTTTCTGTATTATATGTTTTACTATCCGCAAATGTTTGAATAGTAGTTGTAAATCCAAAGTCATCATCAGCGTCAGCACTTGTAGGGTCTGGCACTACAATAACTCTTTCTTCTCTTGTTGATTCAGGCAAGTCTGTGTGTAAGTCTGCCTGTGTTTCTTTAATAACTTTTTGTGTAGATGTAGGTCCAAATAGATATGTTTTGGCTGTAAATGTTAAAGAATAGATAACAGCACGTCTTTGTGTAAAGTCACCACTATAACTATCTTCATATTGTACACCATTTAATACTATTGGTACATCTCTTTTAATATTCATTTCTGGTATTGCGTTAACAGTCACAGTATAATCAGGTTGAAAATAAGGTAATATTTGTTCTATAATTTGTAGACCACTTTCAGCAGTAGCCGTAAACACATATAAACCATAAGAGATATTATATGGCACTGGTGTGTAATTATAGTTTAATATCTTACCTTCGGCACCTGTTTTCACTGTTTTATATTTTTGTATTCTTGTGAGTTTACGTGAGCCATCATATGAAATACCTGTAATTTCAAAACCCATACGAGGTAACGTAATCGCAAATTCTCTATTATCTAAACTTGCCTGTTGGTCAAGTCTAACTAAAAACTTTTCTTTTGGCGCATATGCCAATGGCACAGGTATAGATTGTATGACTGTACCTGTAGAGTCTTTTCTTTTAATTTGTATGTTATTAAAGATTTGACCAAAAGCGATGGTCATTCTTCTCATACTTTCATTATAAAAATAATTTCCAAACATTAATAGTCTACCTCTCCGAACGGATTACGTTCTGTGAAATCTAATATATCATCAGCAACACTTGATGTATCAAAACCAGCTTCACTATCTAAATCGTTGTTATCAGCATATGTATTTGCCTGTGTTTGTATATCATAGTCTTCATTAATAAAGTAATTAACTTCACCAGAAGCACTATCATTTTCTAATAATAAAGAACCTGTAGCATCTAAGTTATCAGATATTGTTACTGTTGGTGATAGTCCTAAATAACTTGAACCGTCTACCGTGATAGTTACACTTGTAACAACACCGTCTGTTAAATTTGCTGTTGCTGTTGCTGTCACAGCACCACCTGGACTTGCCACCGTTACACTTGTTATTGACAACACATCATTTAAAGCGGCGTCAGGTGTAATTGATGTTAACTGTCCATTTGTTAATGCTGAAACTGAATCTACGTTTGTTTTTGTTGTACTATCTGTTGCTACATAAACAACTGTAATCGTTGGGTCTGAACTATAACCTCGACCAGCATTATCAATTGTAAATGAAGTAATTGTATTGCCTGTTAAGTTTGCGGAAGCCGTTGCGTTTATTGTAGCAGACGGAGCCGATACTGTAATTGTTGGTGCGGTTACATATCCTTCGCCACCAGAAATCACCGGTATAGAAGTAACTTGGTCGCCTGTAACGACAGGACTTCCTAACACAGCACCAAACGTACCACTTTCTAATGATGATTGATATAATGTTTGATCTAATGAATATGTTGTTTCAGCTTTATCAATATCAGTAATACCGGTATCTAATCTTTCTGAACTGTATTCCCAACGTGTTACTCTTAGTTTGTAAACAGGCAATTGACCTAGTTGAAAGAATGGTTCCTGATCTTCAACAAATTGAATTTCAAAAAAACTATTCATCAAAGGCATATAAATGATGTCGCCTTCATTTGGTCTGCCGTCAGCAATTAGTGTGTGAAACGAATCGACTTGTTCGTTAAATCTTCTTTTAGAAATTACAAATGTTGTATCTTCTCGTATTTCTAAACCAAACTTGTTAATTAATTCTTGTTGACCAGCAAATCCTTCAGTGGTCTCCATATACATTTCTAATAAGTAAGAATCATCAAACTTACTTAGTGTATCTTCACCAAGTATTAAATCTCTATTAACTAATGTTCGTGGTAAATAGTAGCAATCAAATCCGTAGATTTTTAAGCCTTCGATAATTAAATCTTCGTGTAATCTTTTTTCACTATCGTTACCAATGCCGTTGCCACCTTGAAAGTAATGATTGACAGCCATAGCATTATCCTATCATCATAGCTGGATTTAATTCGAAACTGGATCTAATTTCTTGTTCTAGTTTTTCAATGTCTTGTAAAGCTTCAGAATATAATTGTTGACCGTTTAGTGTTACTCCACCTAACATAGCAACACCGTTAAATTTTGAAAGATTGGCACCCCATTGTTTTTTAAACAAGGCAGTCGTATATCTTTTTAAGTAAATATCATTCCATACGTCTGTATAACTTGACGGATCTAATTTACGATAGCATTCTATAACTAAGTATTCGTTTGTATCTAAATCGTTTGTCCAATCCATATCAACATATAATCTGTTTTGATGTTGATTAAATCTTAATGGTTTTTCACCTACTAAGATATGATCTAAGAAATCTAAATGTCTTAACACAATATCATAATTGACTACAGACGTTGATGAAAAATCATAAAGGTCATTTAAACGTAATTGGTATCTAACGTCAAATAGATTTAAATTACCTTTATCTGAAAATGGAAATATGTTAATTACTGAAATAATAGAACTTGGAGTAACCAAGTAATTGTTATCTTCATACCAAGTTGTAGATACACCACTTTGAGTTGCCGTTTCAGTTGAACCATTAATGGTAGATAAACGAGTCTTATCAGCAGCCGTTAATTTATATTTTAAATATGCTCTAACAATACCGTCATAGTGATATTGAGCAAAATATTGTAATGCCTCGTCTATTCTATCTTCAAGTTGGTCATCATCAACATTAATTTCAATAACAGGCTTACCTAATGCTCTTAAAGCATATTGTTTTAATGTTTCTCTTGTGCTTGGCTCTGCCATTCTAAAATTCCTTTGTTATTAACAATATTTATAATACTAGCCAAGAGCAACGGCTTGAGCAATCGCAAAGGCAGTAGAGGCTTTAGCATCTAATTGTGTTTGAATAGAACTTGTAACCCCATTTAAATAACTCAATTCTGTATTGTCAACATCTCCATTACCAATTTTAGCGGCACTTATACCACTTGATAATTCATCATCTCCAATATTTGTAATTGTGTTGTTATCAGCGTCTATTGTCTTATTTGTTAAAGTATCTGTTGATCCTGCTAAAATATATGATTGTAAATCTGAAATATCAGCTTCAACAATAGTAATCGTATTACTAGCAGTGTTAATAGTTTTATTGGTTAATGTATCAGTAGAACCTGCTAAAATATATGATTGTAAGTCTGATATATTAGATTCTGTAATAGTAATTGTGTTTGAAGCACTATTAATAGTTTTGTTTGTTAATGTACTTGTTGTGCCAGAAAATAATGTATCTAATTGTCCTAAATTTACTCGACCTTCCGTACCACCATCAGATGCTAAAATTAAATCTGTTGTGGCTAATGTAGAACCTGTTAAGTCTGTAGCACCGTCAATGTTTACAATAGCTTCTACGTTACCATATTCTAAAGCAGTTCCGCCAGAGTTTACTTTTAAAATTTGACCTGCTGAACCTAAAGATGATAAACCGGTACCACCTACTGAATAATCAATAAAATCGCCTGATACAAATTCAGCAAGACCTGTGACATCACTACCTGTAAACGTGGCTTTGACTGGTGTTTTAGCTACCATTAACTACTCCCTACTACTAATGTTTCAACAGCAGAACCATCTGCTTTTGTAAAAGGTATATATAAGTTTGTTAAAACTTGATCTATTGTACCTGAAGTCTGTAAATCAATATTTGAGGACGATCCATCAGCTTTTGTAAATGGAATGACAGCCGTTGATGCTGTGCCAAGTGTTAAAGTATCACTATCAGCATTAGCAGCGGCTGTAATTAATCCTGTTGTACTTACAGTTAAGGTATCAGTTGAACTATCTGCTACTATGGAAGAGTCTGATAAGGCGATTGTAGTAAAGGCGTTACCACCGCCACCAGCAGAACCACCAATTTCTTTAATAGTTCCGTTGTCATTAATATAAAACTTTTGATTAGAAGTATCAATACCAACTTCACCGTTTGACAAATCACTTGTCGTAGGTGTAGTTGTACCTCGTTTAAGTTTTATAATAGTCGCCATATCAAAAATCTCCTAGTGACGACTAATTAAAATGATCCGCCGTCTATAGTTGTAACTGTTACTGCCCCACTGGTAACTGTAAAGTTATCAGCACTAAATGAAGCAACACCTTTGTTTGAAGTTGTTGCTAATTCAGCAGCAATTGTTAACGTATCTCCTGATTGTGATGTGTCAATACCTTCACCGCCAGATACAGTAATTGTATCTCCTAAATCAATGTCTTGGTTTCCACTATCTGTAGTAAAGTTAATTATACTATTTGATAATGAAGCATTACCAATGTTTGACAACGTAGCTTCAGAACCACTAATTGTAATAGTGTTTGAAGAACTGTTGATTGTTTTGTTTGATAATGTTTTAGTATTGTCTGTTGAAAGTACATCACTACCACCTAATGTAGCAGTTGTAGCTTCAATGTTAGCAACTAATGTTCCAGTTGTGATTGTTAAGTCACCTGTAGAAGCACCAGTGGCTGTTGTAGTACCAACTATGAACTTGTCTGCTGATTCATCAAAACCGATAAAGGCGTTATCACTA